GAGTTCGCTGGGGGAAGGCTCTTACCTCCTACGGCTCCTGCTGCCCGGCCGATAAGATCATCACGCTATCGAGGCCGCTGGCGATGAGGGGTGGGGTGAAGACTTTCCGCGACACGGTGCTCCACGAGATAGCCCACGGTCTAGCCCCGAAGTCAGGCCACGGTAAGCAATGGAAGAAGGTCTGCGCTCACTTGAAGTGCGTACCGAAAGCTAGGGGGAGAGATTGAACACCCTAGAAAGTAACCTTCCGCCCATGGAGGAAATGGCGCGGATTCGGATGACGCGCTGGTTGAAGGAGTTCGTCAAGGGGGCTTGGGCGGTTATCGACAAGAACCCCCTCGACTGGAACTTCCACATGGACATTCTGTGTGACGTTCTCCAGGCCACGCTACTCCACAAAGGCCCTCAGAATTTGCTGATTAACGTACCTCCGGGTACTTCGAAGTCCCTCATCACCTCCGTGTTCGCCCCCGCTTGGCTTTGGATCGAAAAGCCCGAGTGGTCCGGAATCTTCGCCTCGGGGGACGACAAGGTTTCGAACCGCGACAGCTTGCGTTGCCGCGACCTGATTAACTCCGACTGGTACCGCAACACTTTCAGGATAAGGTGGGAACTCCGTGTCGATCAGGATACCAAGACCAATTACAAGAATACCGAAGGCGGTTCGCGAATTGCTACTTCGGTTGGCTCTGACATCACCGGGGCGAGGGCTGATGGCATTTTTCTGGATGATCCGCTAGACGCGAAGGACGCTAACTCCCCGGTAGCTCGGGAGAAGGCGAGCCGCTGGCTAGACGAGGCTTACGCTAACCGCTTGAATAACCCAGCGGTCGGTACGCGCGTGATCATCATGCAGCGCCTTCACGAGGAGGACGTGTCGGGCCACGTTATAGCCCAAGGAGGCTACCATGTCGTCTGTCTCCCGATGGAGTTTGAACAGAATCACCCCTACCGATATCCTGGCGACCCGAGGACGCAAGAGGGTGAACTCCTCTTTCCGAAACGCTTCCCTAGGGAAGTCCTTGATTACGAGTTCAAAAGACTGGGACCTGTAGGCTACGCAGGTCAGATGCAACAGCGACCAACCGCGAAGGAAGGCAATCTATTTAAGCTTGCGGATTGGCGTTTTTACCGAATGGCTGCGTCGGATCCCTTGGTGGGCAAGCGACCTCGTGGTTGTACGGAGGCACCCTCGGTAGTCCTACCAGAAAACTTCGATCAGATCTGGACTAGCTGGGACTGCAACTTTAAGGAGTCTACGGATAATGACTTCGTTGCTGGTGGCGTTTGGGGCCGATTTAGAGGTAACTTCTATCTACTCGCACGATATCGGAGGCGAGTTGGTTTTCGAGGGGCCTTGGTCGCCATACGTGACTTCGCGAATCGAAGATTTGGCAAAAGAAATCGTCGCGCTCGCAAGCACCTCATCGAAGATAAAGCGAACGGCTCAGCCGTCATAGAGATTCTGAAAGACGAAATAGGTGGTATCTACCCGGTCACCCCCGAGGGCGGAAAGTTCAGCCGAGCCGAGGCCATCTCCCCGCTCATGGAATCCGGGAACGTCTACCTACCCGATAGCGCCCCCTGGCTAGACGAGTATTGCGGGGAGCACGCCGTCTTCCCGAAAGGCGCTCACGACGACGAGGTAGACCAAACCTCTCAGGCACTAGTCTACGGCCACGATCAGAAGAACACCTTCGCCTCCAAGTTCATCGAAGCGAGCACCAACAACCCCGAGATCCTAGGGCTCGACCCTAGAAACAAGCAACAGTTCTTGAGACGAAGGAGTATATGGATAACCTAGAGCACGAGGCTAGACAAGAGGCTTTGCTTCTGGAGATGTACGGTCCTAAGAACCTCCTGACCGGGCCGGCGCCTATCGGCGACGTGGTGCTTTTCCTCCGCTACGGTTTTAGGCGGTACATCCTAGAGCGGCGAAGGAATTATGGAAAGCTACTGGCTCAGGCTGAAGCGGAAGGTAACCTAGGAGATCGTTTTCGTATAGGCGTCCTACGAGGCGTTCCTGAATGACGCTCGACCCCTGTTCCTCCTGCGACGGCGTAGGCACTTGGGCGGTTTGTGTTTGGCACCCGAATAGCTGGGGCTACTGCGAGTGTCCGAACATCAAGCAAGTCGTCTGTACCCGATGCCTAGGGGATGGTGAGGTTCTACCCTGCCCCAAGTGTAAGAGACATCCCGGCTGTTCCGCGTCATGCCTTAGCCGTTCCGAGGAGGGGTGCGGGAGGTGCGCGGGATGTCAGGGGGTATGTGTAGTCTGTGATGGAAAAGCAACGTTGAATTACTCCGAGGTGGATGATGTCTGTAGGGCAACGTGGCAAGAAGCTACTCCGACAAGAGCTAGCCGACGAGAAGAAAAAGCTTCGGGAGCACGTCCGGGCGATGTACGAGATGCGCGCGAACGTGATGAAAATGGTGGATTACTCGACCGGGATAGCCGGGCAGTTGAAGAAGGCCGAGGACGCGATGGGCCTGGCGAAGATGACGCTGGAGGACTTGGGGGATCACGGGAAGGATTGCAAGTGGGCTCCGGGGGTGGAGTGTGACTGCGGCCTGTTCACGACGATCAACCTTCTGGACGAATTGACGAAGGAGCTGTCGAGACCGCCTGGCCCGGAGCCGAAGCCGCCTGAGCCCGAGCCTGCGTTCGATCCTGTAGCGTGGGCTAAGGACGAGGTGGAGAAAGAGCGCGCAGGTGCCGAGCTATGAAGATTCCTAACGGTAGCCGCCCCGTGGCCTGCGTCGTGTGCGGGACGTGTACCAACATCGTCAAGCAGACCAACCCCGTGCGCGAGGACGGTAGCCCGCACCCGGAGTTTCGTAAGAAGGGGCTCTGCGCTTGCCATGCCCGATGGTTCGACAAGCCTAACCGCTCGGAGGAGTTGTGCGACCGGGACGTGAAGCAGTTCCTCAAGAAGTCGAAGAACTGGACGGAACGTTCGGTAAAAGACCCTAGACACATTCACGGATTGGAGACGAGATGACAAAACGAGAAATGGCAGAGCAGCTTTTTATCCAAGTGCTAGCTAACGCCGACCTAGAGTATCATACAGAGGAGCAGATCAAGGAGTACGCTGACGGTTGCCTCGTGATGGCAGAGTGGTTTGAACAGGTCGCACTAGAGCCTCGACCATGATCATCGTCGTTCTCTGCTTCTGCCTCATGATAGTTATCCTGATAAACGATAACGATAACGATACTCCTAGCGGTTTGACTTAGCGTGGGTGGCGAAACTGGTCAGACGCCCCGGCCTTAGAAGCCGGTGGGCCTAATTAGCCCGTGAAGGTTCGAATCCTTCCCCGCGCACTCAAAGGACTAGCAAGCTAGTAGGATAGTTGGAGCGCACAAAACGCATTTAGTGTGATGCGTGGCGGGCGGTGGGTTCGAATCCCTCCTAGTCCACCCTAAATCGTAGTACCGAAGGCGTGTTAATATGGCTTTATGCCCGACACGCCGGATATTTTTACACGCCTAGCGTCTGCCGGTGCCTCCTCTAAGCGGACGCCGAACCCCAATTTCCGTTCCGACAGTTACATCAACTCCCTTACTGGGATTGGTGATAACACTCGTGACAAGCGGGAATCAGCCTCCCCCTTCGTTCATACCGAGTTAACTCCTCAGAACTTCGAGGACATCTACCGTGGCGACGATCTAGGCGCTGTCCTAGTCGAAGCCCTCCCCGACGAGATGCTGCGCGAGGGTTGGCATGTCGCTATTGCCGGCGACGAGGCCCAGGAAGAGAAAGTCAACTCCTACATCGAAGGTCTGGAGTTCGGCCCCCGCTTGATGGAGGCCCTTTACTGGAGCCGTCAGAAGGGTGGGGCCGGTATCCTCATCGGTGCCGATGACGGTACTACCGACCTAGGCCAGCCCCTCGACTACACCCGCATCAAGTCGATCGAGTATTTCACCACTCTCACTAGCCAGGAACTCTTTCCGCTGTACTACTACGGCGACCCGCTGGCCCCTAAGTATAGCTACCCCAGCGTCTACTTCCTCCAACAGTTGTTCGGTTTGCCCCAGGAAGCTATCTCGCCAGGCGGCCAGTACGGCGGCTACGTCCCCCAATCCAACAGCCTCATGTCTCAGACCGTCTCCTACCCCGAGGTGGCGTTCAAAGCCACCCCTGACGGTTACATGGGCAAGGCTGTCGATAAGAGCGGCAAGCGGGCTTCGATCGTCAGTTCTACCTCGCCCCTCCGCGTCGTCCACGAGAGCCGCTTCCTCCTCTTCGACGGTATCCCTGTCACCCGTACCCAGCGAGTAGCGAACCAGGGCTGGGGCGACAGCGTGTTCATGCGGACCTTCGAGGTTCTGCGCGACTACAATATGTCCTGGTCGGGCATCTGCAACATGCTGTCCGATTACGCCCAGGGCGTCTACAAGCTTCACGGCTTGCTCGACCTGATGTTCTCGAACGACGACGGGGTAGTCGCCAACAGAGCCATTCAGATCGACATGATGCGCTCGCTAGCTCGGGCCATTGTCCTAGACGCTGGCGGTCCCGATCAGCCGGCTGAGAGTTTTACCCGAGAAGCTGTGTCCCTAGCCGGCCTGCCCGAACTCATGCAGCAACTAGCCCTCCGACTAGCAGCCGCAGCTCGGATGCCTGTCTCTTTGCTCCTAGGACAATCCCCTGCCGGCCTCCAGGCTACGGGCGATAGTGACATCCGTTTCTACTACGACCGGATCGCGTCCTACCAGAACAAACTCCTCCTACCGAACCTCAAGCAGTTGATGAAAGCTGTCTTCGCGGCGAAACAAGGCCCGACGAACGGTAAGGAGCCTGACAACTGGAGCATCGTCTTCAATCCGCTCTGGCAGCTCGGTAGCGACGAAGAGGCCGACCGGCGCATGAAGATCGCCCAGGCGGACGTGCAATACATCTCGGCCGGCGTCGTCACCCCCGAGGAAGTCGCTATCAGCAGGTTCGGCGGCGATAGCTACGATGGGGACAAGATCACCATCGACCAAGACGCCCGTAAGGATCTCGGTGCCAACGCCGAAGAGGAGTTGAAGGCTAACGCGGCGATGCTCCAGCAGAAGCAAGGCAACATGCCCGACGGTAGCCCGATGCCTCCCGACCCTCTAGGTGGCGATAAGGTTCCGAAGCCCATGGGTAAGCCGGCCGGTCCCGGACAGCGCCCTAAAGGTAAGAAGAACAAGAAAGCTTCGGACAAGGCGCACCAACAGACCGCCCCGAGTAAGCCGCCTAAGGAAGCTGTCTAATGCCGTGCCGGTCACTTGCTCTACGGACGGCTGCGGGCGCTCGGCACTCTTCAAGGTCCGAGGCAGATACCGCGCGGATGCAGACCACGATCTCTGCGGTAGGCATTACCGCGACTACTCAAACAGCATAAGGAGAAAAATGCCACACGAACCCAGCAAAGAAGAACTTATCAAGTACCCCTTCCTAGGGCTGCCGCAGACCAAGGCCCTGGAGCACCAGCACGACGAGGCCCATGCTACCCGTGCCCTTATCGCACGCGAGAAGGCGGCTCACGAGGCCAAGCAGCTAGAGCTTTTCGAGTTGAACGCAAGAACCGCCGCTATCGAAGCACCTACTGAAAACACCGAGGCTCCTAGCGAGCCTACTGAGACTTGACATGACTGCCACATTTACTGCCCTTGCCGAGCGCAAGAGTTTCATGGGGGCGCTAATCGCTTCCGCCCTCGCCGTGTTCGTCTGCTTCGCTCTAGCCATTGCCACCCCCGGTTGCGCTTATTTCAAGTCCACGCTCGGCCCCGCGCTAGCCTCCTGCGGCACCACCACGGGACTTACCGCCGCCAGCCAGTTCGACACTATCGTCGCAGATGCCCTCACCAGCTCTAATTTCCAGGCGGCTCTAACGGCGCTGGAGAACGACGGCGAGACGGACGCGGTTACTGGCGTGCTGTGTGCTGTGCAGAAGGTCGCCTTCTCCTCGGCTACGGTTTCGACCCAGACCGTTCAGCCTGCGGTCTTCGTGCCTAAGTTCAGCACTGTTCAGGTTGTGAACGCTCGGGCGTATCTTTCGGCGCATAAGTAACCTTTAACAAGGATTTCCTTAGTAAAGGTTATGGCCCTAGCGGATATCGATTGGACAGCGAGCGCGTGCCCTGTGTCGAACCATTTTTCGGTTCGAGAGGCACTGTGGCTGCCGCAGTACGCACGCCTCGCTGTTCCAAGTGACTTCCCCGGCAACATCACATGGGAGATGGTGACGGCTAACGCTTACACCTTCTTCAACAACTTCGTCGATCCCCTCCGAGATTGGGCTGGGTGCGCCTTCTACGTCCATGTGGCTACGAGACCGCCTGCTTACAACTTGCAGATTGGTGGAGCTAAGAACTCGGCTCACTTGTACGGGCAAGCTGTCGATTTCAATCCCGCCGTGGGAAGTTGCGCTGACCTGATCAACCGGATGCTTGCCGAGAAAGAGCTAGATGCGTTGGGCATCCGCTGTGAAAACAATGGACCGAATCCTGGCTGGGTACACGTCGATTCGAGATCTCCCGGACCCTCTGGTCGCTACTTCACCCCCTAATGCCTCGCAAAGACCCCAAAGAGTGGTACGCGGCTAACAGGGCGCAGATAACGGCTGGGCGTAGGCTAAAGTACGCAGAGGATAAAGAACGTATCAGCATGGAGCGTACTAACGAGAAACGGACCAAAAACTTCTGCGTAGATCATGATCACAAAACCGGAAAAATACGTGGTCTTCTTTGCGGTCCTTGCAATAGGGGCCTGGGTTACTTGCACGATAGCCCAGAGTTACTGGAGAGACTTGCTGCATACGTTAGGGCTATTCCCTGATGCAGATGTCCATCAAGGAGATAGCCGAACTCGCTGAGGTAGCGGGGACGCTGTTCACGCTAGTAGCCGGGCTGAAGGTGTACACATCTACCATGATCAAGGTCGGGGAATTGATGGAGCAGCTAAAGGCTCTCGGTACCGGACACGAGGTTATGGGCAGGAAGCTAGAAGCTCTAGGCGTGCAGGTTTTGAAACTCCGACTGAAAGGAAAAGACTGTGGAAGCGACGACGAATAACATCCAGGTAGT